AATCTCATAGTAGCACGGGCTCCTGTAGTAACTTCTTCGTATGTTGTACCAGCTGGAATATATAATAAATCTCCAGGGGTTAACCAAGTTTCACCTGTACCGGTTAAAGCATATCCTACCTTTCCAGTCCCTCCGACAAGCAATATATCTTTTTTATTACTATGTGGTCCAAGTGTAGGGGCGTCCGCATCAAACGAAACATACAGGCACATACCTTTAACTTCTTTTAACCTTCCTACTTCGTTAAATGCATTTTGTATCGAAGCAGGATAATGCGTTGAATGTAATATCATTGTTGGTAAGTTGTCTGGATCAAGGTCTCCATCGATGATTTCGTTGCCTAGATATTTAACACTTTCAGGATCATTTGTAGAATCCCATTCTATTTTTTCTAGTACATCTTCCCATCTAATTTCCGTTGCTTTTGGAAATTGGGCAAGTACTATCATAGGCTGTGATACTTTCTCTTTAGGCATTTTTCTCCACCACTACAACATATTTGTTATTAGGATGTACTACGCCTTTTTTATCTGTTCTTGTTTTCTCTGCAAATTCATGGTGTATAATTTTGCCGTCAATGTGTTTCTCTATTAACGGTTTCCACCAACCAGGATTTTCAACAATAAGATGTGCATTACGTCCGTCTGATAGATGCTTTTTAGCAGGACTAGTTGCAATAATTAAGAATGCAACTTTTGTAAATAATTCATTTATATGCTTTAATACATTCTCTAAAAATACAGGTTCAATGTGCTCTAGTACATCTGTAGATACAAGCATGTCAAATGTTCCTTCAGGCCTAGTATTAAAATTAGAATTTCCTGGATCATATCCTTGAACTCTCATGTCAGGATATGCTTCCTGTAACGCTAACGTTACTCCACCTTTCCCGCATCCGTAGTCAACAATGCTTTTTGGACTATATTTTCTAATCCATTTCTCTGTTTGTTTTAAACCCTTAGCATCACCAAATGAAGCTTTTTCACTATGTAGTTGAGCTAGTTGTAATACATATTCTTCACTAATTGTCTTCATTTAGTCTTTCCTCTTGTTTTCTTATAGCAAGTTTGCGTTTCAAATATCCGCCTGATATTGAATGAGCTACTCCACTATTTAATTGGTCTTGTCTCTCAGAACTTATAAGATGGCAGTGAATTTCTACGGGTTTATCAGACATTGGTACTAGTTGTAACCAAGGTAATCCAGCTGGAATTGTAAGTTGAGTATCGTGCGGAATAAAGATATTATTTAAACAAGCATGTTGGTACTTGTATTCTATAAGTCCTGGAACAGTCCAGTAAGATAAAGGATTATCATGATGCCAATCTGGTTTCATCCAAACCCATTGCACTCCTGTTTCTTCTACTAACGTCCACGGAGATGTAATTTTAACATGAGCCAATCCCGGCTTATGATGTTCGAAATCACGTCTATCATGTTCTACTATTTGTATATAATCAGGTACTGCATGGAAAAACTTATTGCCACCAGCATCTACTCTGGCATGAAGTTCACACCAAGCAGGAAATATAATTCCTTCTTTAAGGATGCCGTTAATTGCAGGACAAGTTTTTAATGTTGCAACAGGCATTTTGTCATAGCCAGGCATATCTGTTTCTCTATGCTGTGGTAAGTTTTTCCACCAGTCGGGAAGAAACTTTCTAGCTAACATAGGTTGGTAAGCATCATACTGATCTTTCTTATCAGTATATGCATTTACTACAATAGTATCTGTTTTCTTTTTTTTCCAAAACATATTATAGCAATGCTCCATAATCAATCATCTCGCTTTGTCTACTAATGTCTTTAACAAAGTAAGCACATAACGGATCGTCACCGTCTTCGATCGGAATTGCTAACAACTGACCGTTTTTCATTTTAGGAAAATACCATTTAACATCATTATAAAAATTAGTTATTTTTATGTCTCCCCAATTTAACGTATAACTTGTTAGAGGATTAAACAAGAATGCTTCGAAGCCTCTATCATTTAAACTTGTTAACGGTAGTACTTCGATGTCTCCAGCACCTTGACTATCGCCAACAGCTAAACTCCAGTCTACCGGCATAGTGATTTCTCGGCCATTGATTTCTAATACCATCGCAGGAGCACTGAAACTTTCTAAAAAGATTAGCGGAATAAAAAAGAAATCTGGTTCTTTAGAATTTGAATTATCTAAAACAGCAAATCTCACATCGTCCGTTAGTTCTTCTGGTAAGTTATTAAGATGGAATGTTTTGTTCTCTAATGTTAATATTTTCATTTATTTTCCTTTTAAGTCCAGTCAAGTTTTTCTATTGAAAAAGGATACTGAGCTTCTTTATAAAACTTTTTACGTTGTGTTAAATGTCGCTTTGCATACTTACACGTTGACGTAATATCCCATATTTGTACAAAGTCTTTGTCTTCTGCCTTACGTACACCTCTGCCTATTGATTGTATAACACGAACAAAGCTCTTACCAGGTTCTATTAGAACAAGATTAAAAATGCGAGGTATATTAATCCCTACAGCCGCAACGCCATAAGTTGCAATAATAACTTTGTTAGTTGCTAATTTAACTTCGTCATATTGCTCTTTCCTATCTTTTAATTTTACATCACCTTTAATAAAAACTGCTTCTGGTATTTGTTCTGCTAACAGTTCTCCTGCTTTAATACGGTCTACAAGTATTAATGTATTTCCTGAGTCTCTAATAGAGCTCATCATTTTGCCTATATATGCTATTCTTTTTTCATGCGTAACAAGATATTTTAATTCTTCTGCGTATCCATTATGCACTTGTGTATCTATTAATTGTACTACATTAACATGACAGTTAGATAATACACCTTTATCTTGTAACTCTTTAGCAGTTATCTTTCCTATTACAGGCCCTATACTTGCTAAGATTGCCTGAAATTCAAAATCTTCTTTTGGTACAGTTCCTGTTAAGCCCCATCTAAGTGGAGTATTTTTTAGATTCTGTGTTAGTAATTTTTTTAATACTTCAGCTTTAGCTTGGTGTACTTCGTCAACAATTAATGTTTGTACGCCTTCTAAAAACTCTGCTAGTGTTACTACAGCGTCATAGTCTTTACTTTTCTTATCAAGTATGTTCAAACTTTGCCACGTACAAATAGTATGCGTTTTACCAAGTTCTTTTCTATCACCAAAGTATACACCAACATCTAATCCACAGTTAACATAATCTTCTTCTGTTTGTGTAACTAAACTTTTATTAGGAACAATTACAAGTGTGCGACCATATGGTTCACAAAGATGTGATAGTGTTGCGGTAATAATTGTTTTGCCAGCCCCTGTGGCAACTTCTTGTAATGCTTGTGGAGTTTCTAAAAAATTATTAACAACTTCTACTTGGTAATCTCTTAATACAATTTTTTCACCAGCGGCGATGTGTCCTTCGGGCCAAGTTTTATGTGCCCAATAGTCCTTATCAATTTTATTAAATGCTAAGTTATGCTTAATCCGAAGGTCGCTAATTTCTGCAACTTCTACTCCTGAATCTACTAAAGTATTAACAATAATATCAAGATGGTTAACATATCCTGTTCCTCCTATACCAAAAAAGTTAATCTTGCCGTCCCAACGACCTAATTTATATTGCGGTAAGTATCTTGCATAAGGTACTGCAAACTTTAATTTATTTGCAATCTTACGTCTATACTCAACAGGAAGATTTTCAACCTTCACATTAACTTCATCTTGAATTACTATTCGACAGCTTACCATTAAATTATTTCTACCTTTCTGTCACCAATTTGACACAATGTTCCAAACGCCGATACCTCAGTATCGTACTGTATGTATAAATCAGACCCTGAAATATATCCATCTACTTTAGAATAGTTTCTTCTACTACCAACAGTAAATGCACACGAAGGTCGCCATTGAGTTTTTATTAAGGGCTTGGGAACCTTATTACTATTAATATACACTATTTTTGTTTTGTTGTCAACTATATTATTTAAGTGGTTCTCTCTGATGAAATGGTTAAATTCGTTTCCTTTTGGAGAATCTAATCTAAACATAACACTCATTTCTTCTGTTGGAATAAAATTTACAAATCGTCTATGCAGTTCAATTAGTTGATCGTGTGCTTGTTTACTATCAAGAACTATTAACAATGGATACCGATCCAACTCTTGTATACTTGCTAACACATGGTCAAGCGTCCATTTTGAACTATCAATACATATTTGCGAATGCGGTCTTTGTGTAATTTTTGCTGTAAGTAACGAACAATGTTTAAAACTTTCTAATACAGAATTTTCGTCGATCCACTCAAATCCATATAAGTATCTTCGGTCATAGTATTTCCAAAGATTGGTTTGGGCAGGAAGTTCTCCAATACTATTAACACAATGTTCTACTCCTTTAACAGGTAGATTAGCTATTTTATAATTGTAGATACCTGGAATATAGTCTTGTTTATTATTATCAAATTCTACTAGTTGATTATATATGTCCATAATTAGTGGTTCTATATCAAACTTCTTTTCAAATCGTTTAGCTATAGTAACAAGTCGCATAACATATCTTTCTTCAAACGGAAAAAAATGCTGATGCTTTTCGTAGAAGTATTCTTTATCTACACTATTTTTTAAATCTTCGATATGTTTTAGAACTTTTTTATTAAAAGGAAATCTAATTACAAGCATCGTCATATCTTTGTAATCTAAAAGTTTAATCCAATGCTCTTCATTAATTTTACGTAACGGATTACGTAATCGTTCAATACACTCATTAAGATCTATTTCATGTGAATCGAACTGCTTTGAATAATAATCAACTAATAGCTTTTGTACAAGGGTATATTGACGTTGAGTTAATGCAGTACCTCTAAATACTTGTTTAGCAATACTAAACATTATCTTATGATTGTCTTTGTGTAATGTAAAATTTTGGAGTTTAGAGAGTGTAGGGTCTTCGTGGAATTTAAGTTGGCTTATTCCGGCAACTAATTCCAAGCAATCTTCAACAGTAAGAGATTCTTTTCCAACACTTTTTCTAAACATAATATAACTATTATACTATGTTAGAAGGAAGAAGTCAAGTGTTTATGTGGCAATCCTTGAGAAATTTCTTCAATTGTCCATTCAGTATACGCTAAATCATTAAGCCACTGTTGTCTATTAGGCATAGCTGGATTATTAATAGTGTCTAATGAAGTGTTACTGACATCCCAGGCTAAACTTTCAGGACCTACAAAAACAGGAATGCCACCAATAACTGCTTGGGTAGCCGGGTTGCTAGACCAATTTACTACTGCCCATGCATTATGGAAATCAAAGTCAAAGTCATCATATGTATTTGGAATTTGTTGGGGTATTTCGTATGTTACGTTTGTAAATGTTTTAAGTTCAGTTAATGTTAATTTATTTCTAGGATGTGAACGAACAATTATAGGTCGTGCTGTATGGTGTCTTATAGTCTCAATAGTAGCAAGAACCCATTCCTTCATTCTTGGCATATCGCGCCATTGGTGACTTTTATCATGCTGGCCGCATATAATTATATCTCTGCCACTAGTGCGCCAGGGATGTAACTTTAAATTTAATAAGTTTGCACGTTCAGGACCGTTTTCTTTAGGACCAAAATCTGCTTCCCTATTAATTCCGTTAATCCCAACCTTCCAAGTAGTACCTCGCTTGATACCACCAACTTCTAAAACTACTACTGGTTTATTTTGCGCCTTGCATATTTCCCATAGGTTTTTGTTTGGAGCCATTCTCCCGTTCCACAGAATACTCCAAATGACACATACGTCACTGTCATGATCGTTAAACACAACATCGTGACCGGAAACACGACACCCACTAGCAAAATTATCAAACACGTTTCTACTGTTTTTTGCACCATAATCTGTCCATAAGCTAAATTTCATTTATATTTAGAGCAGTTATACTCCACTCCAATAGTCTTCAGTTCTATTTACTAATAAATCTTTTTTTCTACTACTGCCTTCTGTCTTACGTACACCCTTCATATGATCAAGCCAAGTTCCTAATACAGAATTAATTAGAGGATGTCCACCACCTCCAGTCTTTGCTATATTGTTATAAATGTGTTCACTATAATCTAATACATTAGGGTACTTTACTTTCATCTGATTTAGTATATGTCCAAATACAAATGAGTCATGCCATTCATCTAATTTAAAAATACCATCTTCGGCTTCTTCGTAATAACGTTCGAACTCGTCTAAAAATTGTCTACACATTCTATCTTTAATATTCAAACCGTAAAAGCCACACTCAGGCCATGTTTGACTTCCGATACCTCTACCTACATACGTGATCCATTTGTTTCTTGGCAATAAGTCAGATATTTGTTGATAACTCCAGTTACTATGAACAAAGGTGTCAGCATCAATCCATACTATCCAAGTAGCTTCGGGGTCTTGACATTCTTTAAATACAGAATAAACTTTATTAGCAAACCTAATAGCATGCCATTTAAACTCTTTATGATGATCACGTGGACGTCTTTCGGGCCATGGACATTTGCCATTTGCTTTAGGTACATCTTTCCATTTTTCTTTAAAGGCTGTTAGTTTTGTTAATTCTTTTTGATCTTTAATAATAATTTGTTGGGGTCTAGGATTACTTGGTTGACAATCTTCAGCATACACTATCAATGGAATATTATTATCGACACGCTCTGCAAAACTATTAATAAATCGTTGTCCGTATTCAACTAATCCCGGTTTATGAAATGTAGTTACAAATTTAATATCCATTTTTTATTTCCTTTATATAGCTATTCAAATAGTCTTTAGTATCCTGTTTTACTTCAGGAGTAAAAAGAAAGCCAAATGTTTGTAGACGCCATAGTAATACCTCAGGGCCTTTTAAAAGACGATACCAATAAAATGGTAAAGATATTAGTGGCATTTTATTCATTCCTGACCGACACAAAATAAAATCTTGAATCTGTTGTCGCGAGTGTCGAATAAGCTCCCAGTTTCCACGTTCTTTTAACGCCTTGGATATTCTAAGAATATTTAAAAATACTTTAATCATTCTTTGGCTTTTTGTGCTTCATCTTTAGTCTGCGTATATTTTAAAGCCGCTTTGCCTTTGTTTCGTTTTCCTTGATGGAATACATTTTCTCTTTGCCATGCCATAGCCGTTCTAGGGTTACACGTACATTGATATCTAAATACAGCATCGCACTTTCTACAAAATCTTGAATTAACTCTACCATCCATTATATAAAATTCCTCATGTGTTGCCATGCTTCACCAGTAAGTAAATCTTTGAAGCTCCAGTGGCATTGTGCTATGTTATTAATCCATTGAGTTCTATCTTTTTTCTGTAGGTTGTTTATGTCAGCTAAGTTAGTATGACATACTTCAGCTACTTGACTTGCAGTAGGATCTTCTACTATTACTGGTACGCCCTCAATTACACTTGCTACAGCTGGACTACTATTATAAACGATTGTAACCATACTCTTTGCTAAATCATGTTCTATACGAGGTTCAAAACTAATACGTACATTAGGTCCATGAATTTGTTTTGTATATTCAGGAGCCTTCTTATCTCCAGGGTGCGGTCTAACTATAATTGGTCTTTCGCTATACTGTCTAATATCTGCTATTTTACTATTAGCCCATTGTACAACATCTTTGCCCTTCATTGACCAGCCACCATTGCGTTGTAGACATAACAAAATACATTCACGTTCATTTATTGACCACGGTTGTAAAGTAACACCTAAGTCTCTTTGAATCTTGCGCCACTGACTGTCTGTTGAATTCTTATTACAATAATTTCCAGTATCATTAAAAACACCATTAACACTATATCGTAGATAATGATGTGGTTCGTTAGTTATTGCTTTATATAAAAATAAATTACTATCTGCTGTTATAAATGCTTTATTTCTTGTATTATTTGATATGCCTCTTCTAAGTTGTATGTGTGGGACATGAGCACTTCCTTCATGTATAAAGCCTTGCATCATTGCAACATCACATTCTAATAACTCAAACCCGTCATAGACAAGACCATTATCTCCACATTCTCTTACTCCTGCAACAAAGTTACGTATAATTTGTTCCTTATGATTATGCTTTAACGGTTTAGCTCTTGTTCCAGGTGGAATAACTTTAGTGTAACCGACTACTCTCATTTTACTATACTCCAAGCATATCCATTTAACATCTCGTCATACGTAAACTGATTATTAGCAAGGTAACGACAAAGCCAAGTTAGTTGTTTACGTCCTGGATGTTTTGCAAATTCAATGTGCGACAGTTTTGTTTGAGCAATATCTTGAGCACAATTAGGACCTAATACTATTGCAGGTTTTCCATAAATCATTGATTCTAAGGCCGCAATACTATTGTATGTTACTAAACAATGTACATCACCATCTAGTGCTTGTTCCATTGTATTAACTGATACTCGAGCTTCTCTACTAGGTTTCTTTCTAATTTCAACATCTCGTTGTGTATGTTTTTGAATTTGCATAACAGTATTTTCAATCCAGATATCTAAATCTAATTCAAAATACTTCATTACTTTTTCGCTAGGAGGAACTAAAAGAATTTTCTTTCCAGGCTTAACATCTTTAAACTGTATAGCAAGACGCTTCCATCGTTCACCACCATAATGCTGAGGAGCTTTTAGTAATAGATTAGCATCAAGTTTTCTTTGTGCAGTTATATCATCATCACCTGCTTCTTTTACATTATCTTCTAGTCTATCTCTAGCAGGCATGTGAAGGTTTTGTAATGCATTTTTAACTATTCGATGATAAGTCTTTTTACCACTAGGATTTGTTGGGCTTGGATTATTTCCAACATATCCGGTATCCATAAAATAAAAATCTCTGCCCACTTCAATACATTTTTTAATAATTTTAGTTTTACCTAACCCCCTTACTAAGATTGGAGTTTTGTCATCCCAGTCTATATCGTCAGCTCTAATATATCTGCCATTGGATCCTAACGCCATTGCCATTACAAAAGAATCAACTAATCCAAATGGTGATTTTTCTTTTTTCTCTACTTTTTTAATTCCGCTATCAACACAAATTAGATTAGGCTTTTTAACATCTTCAAATGCTCGCGTTACTGCATTAACAGCATCCTTAGCCTGGCCTGTTGCTACAGCGGCAAGTATATGATTAACTAAATCTTTTAATTCTGGTTTCAAGTGTCTAGGATCCCATTCCATTTTATTTTCCCTGCATAGTTTCTGCAAGTACATCTTTCCAAACTTGATTATACTCACAGTTTCGATAATCTTTAAACCAAGGCCCACCTTCTGTATAATGTAATGCTTTAGGTTTACCGTCCTTTGGTTCTTTATACCAGCCCACTAACCAATTCCAATCAATCGGTAATGAACCAATTTCTTCATCTTCTAACCAAGAAAATCTATGTAAATATTTTCCTGTTGTACCTTCATCATTAATTACATCAACTGTTAAGTTTTGATTACTTGGATGTCCGCAGTTCCATAATACTAATGAACTCCAGTTTTTTCTTGGATATTGTGTTTGTACTCTTCCATCCATCTTCGAGCCCGGCTTTGGTTTATACTCATGTTGTACGCACATAACAGCATACTTGTCATCAACTAAATTAAATAAGTTTTGTACATCTTCTAAAAATACAACATCGTCATCACAAAATAATGCCCACCCTTTATAATCCATTAGATGCGGAACAAGGAACCTAGTAAACGTAAACTCAGTTGATCCAAGTTTATCAGGTTCTCTCCAGTATAAGTTGCGTTGTCGTAAATCTTGTTGTGCTAACGGCTCAACTTTAACATCACTATTAAATCGTTTAATACTATGTTCACACACTTGCCAAGGAATGTCGCTCCGAGTATCGTATCCAATAAAGACGTTATTCATGCACGTTCCTTCCTACACCAAATTGCTGTCTGGTCAATAGTATGTATCTCCATTGTATCTCCAAAGACGTCATGAAAGGCTTTTTTACTACCTTGCCAACTATTATAGTCATCAATTACACATATACCACCTACTGATAACTTAGGCCAAAGTACCTTTAATTCCTTATACGTACTTTCATACCAATCAGTATCTAATCGAAGTAATGCAATATTAGTTGGTACATTTCCCGGATTCTCAAGTGTTTTACATACATCACCAACAACATACTTGGTTTGACTTTGTGGAATAAATGGATTTATATTCTCAACAACTTCATTTAATTCTGCCCTGCACCACTGATCATAACCTTTTTTTGCCTTAGTACTCTGATGTGCAAATCCATAAGATCCGTCAGCGTTAATTCTATAATCTTCTTCAGTTGGTGTTGTCATACCTTCAAATGTATCATACAACCAAAATTGTCTTTTGCTTTTTGTGTTTCCTAACCAAGCACTAATTATTTGGCCGCCTTTATAAACACCACATTCTACTATAGCACCTTCAATTTTTTCTTTATCTAATTCTTTAACAGTATGATATGTATGTAACAGTCGTCGACCACTTGTCATAGTATAAGGTTTACATACAGTTAGCATGTTCCATTCATCTTCTGTAAACTCTTCTTTACGCAATTCGTTTAACATATTATCCTAGAAACTTAAGATCCAAAAAAATACTACAAAACATAATAAAACAATCAATGCCCATTTTTCTGGGCCCTCTATGTTTCCATATTTCTTAGATTCTTCCCAAACTTCTTTCCAATTTATTTTCATAAGCGTTCAATGTCCTCTTCAACGCATCTTCTACCGTATTGTACTTCTAATATATGACACGGTTCTGTTGTATGATTACACCCTTGATGCCATTCATTTTCTTTAATTGTAACTGTTTCATTTACAGTAAATTGACCATTTTCTTCTACATCAGATGACACGTTTATTGTATTAACTGTACATTTGCCTTTAAGAATATACCAATGTTCTGCTCTATCTTGATGACGTTGCATACTTAAACTTTTGTTAGGCTCTATTACTAGTTCTTTAACTTTGTAACCATCCTTGTCATCTAGTACTCTGTACCAACCCCAAGCACGTATTGTTTTAGGGTTTTTCCATTCTTCTAATATCCAACTGCTAGAATTTTTCTTGTTATCTCCGCCAACTCCAAATGCAAATTTTACATCAGGATGAGCACCCCATTGTTTCATTTCAGGAATGGTTTCTTCTGTTCTATCTCCACCATTAGCAAAAATGATTTTTCTTGCACCTATGGCCATAGCTTTGTAAATTGCACCGCCGGCATCATCAACCCTATCGTCATTTGGAATATCAATAACATTATCAACAACTTTAAGATTTCTAATGATTTCACAGCGTTCAGCTATAGGCATAAACGCTCTTCCTTTTTTGCGTATTAACCATTCGTCAGAATTAATACCAACCCATAATTCATCGCCTAGCTCTTTAGCCGCTTTGAAATACGCAATATGCCCAGAGTGGAGAGGGTCGAATCCTCCTGTAACCAATACAACTGTCATCACAACTGTATTTAATCTTTATCGGAGAGTAGCTTGTATATAATTGATTAGTGTTTCAGGATCAGATTTTTCATACGGATCTTCGTCGTTACCTGTTTGATTAAATCCAGGTTCAACAAATGCTTGATCAACAATACCGTTAATAACATATACTGAATAACGCCACGAACGTGGGCCAAATCCTAGATGTCTTTTATTACAACTAACGCCCATTGCTTGAGAAAAATCACCATTACCATCAGCGAGTAGTTTAATATTCTTAATACCTAAACTGTCAAACCAAGCATTCATAACAAAGCCGTCATTAACTGAAGCACAATATACTTCGTCTACACCTAGACCTTTAAATCTATCATATGCTTCGTCATATGCTGGTAATTGTTTAGTTGAACATGTTGGAGTAAATGCTCCCGGTAGGCCAAATAGTACAACCTTTTTCTTTGTAAAAATCTCAGCAGTAGTAATTGTTTGAAAGTCTCCCATTACCCTATTAACAAATGTAGCATTAGGTATACGATCAAATCTTTCTATTTTTTGTATAGAACCTGGTAATGCAGGGTGTCCTATTCGTTCGAATTTATCTTTATATGCATTAGCGTACTCTTCAGGAGTCGGCGGCCGCTCAGTTTCGGTTTCAAATGTCTTGTCGGTCCCCCGGTGGTTGCCACCATATTGAGTTTTAAGTTGTTTACCGATATCAGTGTCAGTTAGTTTCATTTGTATATTTTCCTCCAGCGTTGATCATATATATTTTTATCATCTTCTGTTAATATATAGCTAGGAGATGCCTCCATTCGCTTTATTAATTCTTTTAAGTCTTTGCCTTCACTAGTTAACTCTTCGTCTGGTACATCTATTAAACTTAATAAATATCTTCGGCTCACATACCTACTCCATTAAAGACGAGCGTCTTCCATACCAGCAACTCGAAGCTTCACTATATTAGTTAGTTGCCATTGCTTTTGGTCTAGAGCCTTAGTGACTCCTAACCATTTGTTCCGCATAAGTGCGAATTCGTTAATGATTTTTTCGTAATCAACAACGTCAGCTTCACCGTCAACATACTTTTCTACGTCACGACTACTTAATGCTCGTTGATAACTTTCCAAATATTTTCTAAAAAATGAACTTCTTAAACGGCGTAATTCAATATTTAGATATTCTAATATCGCTTCAAGCTCTTGAAGTTGATTGAACCGTTGTTCAACTAAGCCGGGCATCTCTGCCGCGGCATTTTCGATACTACCTTTAATCCGGATCTCAGCCTTAGCTTCTTCAAGCTCATGTTCAAAGTATCCTATTGCCGCAGGTATCTTATTAATATTTTTTGCAACGTCTGAATACCAGCCCATTAATAGACCTCGTCCTCGCTATCGTCGTCATAATCTTGTTCTTCGTCTTCAAGATAATAAGATATAGCTTTGTCTAAGTCACTATCATGTCCTATTGCATCTCGGAAGTCTTCATCGGAACAACCAAAATCTGCACATAAATCAACATAGCGTTCTGCAACGGTTTCCATGCTTTTTTTGTCAACATACTCTTTAAAGCATTGCCAAATTTCGCTGACATGTGATCCACTTTCTATCATATAATCCTTACTCCTCTATAACAGTTTCTATGTTAGTATTCTCATCTTCTGTTTCGGATTCTTTAGTTTGAAAAGAATCGAAGTTATTCATAATTATGTCTAACTTCTCGCCTGACCAGTCTTTTCGATATTCAAGAGTTTCCTTACCAGTTGAATCAACGTATTTAAGTCGATTGCCTTGCTGTACTAGTAGGCCTTTCTTCTCAAATAAATCAACTAACCCTGAGTACGGATCCATGCCTGTTTCATATGGTATTTTAACTTGTACGCCTTCAAAAGGTTTTGCATAACGTGTTTTCATAACCTTACAAGCGGCTCTAATACCCATTACATCAGTTACTTTTTTACCATCTAAATCTTCTTTAAGTTTTAGTTTTTTCATTGCAACTACAATACTAGATGCGTAGATAAATCCTTGTCCACCACTAATTTTATCATCTGGGTTGAACATATCTTGTGATGCGTAAGTGTGATTAGTACATACTAGTCCTACGTTATGTGAACCAATCATATTAACGGTATTACGTACTAATGAAGTAAGTGCTTTAGGTTTACGACCCATATCACCCTTCATATCACCCTTATTAAACTGATCTACATCAGTTGGTGTTAGTAACATACCCAAGCTATCAATAACAAACAACACCTTAGGTCGGTCTGTATCAGCCATTTCTCTGTATTCTGACATAAAGGTACTAATAGTTTTAGCAACATCGTCAATCATCGACATGTTAAGTTTTAGGATTTTCTTTTCGTCTGTGTCTACATTAAGTGCTTGTAACCATTTTTCATCTAATGCATTTTCACTATCAATTAGTACAACAAAGATCCCTTGATCTTGTGCCGCCTTGACAATGTTACCTGCACAAATGTATGATTTACCTGCACCTGATTCTCCAGCAAATACAGTAACTTTGCCTAAAGGAACACCTTTATTAAAGTCACCACTTACTAGATAGTTTAGTGCATAATTACCGGTACTGACCCAATCAGTTGGATCATTAAAGCCTGAACTCATACCTGTAATAGATTTTGTTAAGTTTTTACGAAACTTAGAAACGTCGAATGCTCTATTGGTCATAATTTCTCCTTGTCCAATTATTATGAGGGTGACTGTTTCCAGCCACCCTGCATAACACTATTAGTTGGTTTGACGTGAGCGGATCATTTTTAAAATGTCTTCCGCTTTATTATTATCCGTTGCCGGTGCTACTTCTTCAGCAACTGCGTTAGTAGTAGCTGATGCTTCTACTGCTGGAGTTACCGGAGTTGGAGTTACCGGAGTTGGACTTGGACTTGGAGTTGCGGCCTTAACAGGATCTCCTGTACGAGCCGACATTCCCGCTGGGCGGAAATAACTACCAAATTTTTCCATGTCATACGCTTCGCCATCTACAGATTTTTCAAACATCTCTTTGATAGCGGCAACTTCTACTTCGCCTGGTTTCTTAGGTAAGTAATCGTTTAACGTATACAAGCCATGATCTTCTACAGCTTTATACTCATCTTCATTTAATGGACGCTCTCTACGTGCCCAAGTTGAAGTTGAATAGTCTGCATAACCACCTTTAGAAGTTTTAGAAATTCTAAAGTCTACACCTGCTGTATAGTCGGTTGGCATTTCTTGCATGTCAGGATCCATTAATGCACCCTTTATGATTTGGAAAATTTGAGGTCCAATAATAAAACGTCTAATTGGATTTGTTGGAGTGGTATCCTCGCTAAGAGGGTTATCAGTTACAAAGCCCTGGAATACATATGAACGTTTCTTCCAATACTTACGTCCCATATCTTCTAGGTTTTTATCTTTGAACCAACCACGTACTTCTGAAAGTACAGGACAAGTTTCGCCATACATTTCCATACATGGAACTTGCACTTGTATAGGTCGCGAATCAGACTGATTCGAAACTCCTGCAAAAGGTAGTTTGATCATCAATCGTTCTTTCCAGAAAAAAGTATTATCTTCATCTCCGTCTGGTAAGAAACGAATCGTTGCCGACTCACCTTCTTTTAAATTCCAAAATGGGTAAATTGCGTTGTCGCCGCCGCCTGACCCGCCTGAAGAGCGAGTTTCTTGTTCTTTCAATTTTGCACGAATTTCTGCTAGTGTTGCCATAATTATAGCCTCCTTTAAGTTGTGTTAAGCCTTCGTTGCTTGTGCCTTGTTAATAGTAGCACATGTTACATGATACTATCTTTTACTTAGTAAGTCAAGTTCTTATTTGCCTTATTAATAATAGTAGCACATGTTAAACATTATACTACGTTCTACTTAGTAAGTCAAGTTCTTATTTGCCGAAAAAGTGGTTTTTACTGGGGTATACCAGCCAATTGTTTCACACGAGACATTTCGTCGTCTTGGTTATGAAACAATTTTGTAATCATCTTTTCTGCAAATGGTAAACTCTTCTCACCAAATTCTTTTTCTACGGAAGTTAAAACTGCCGTTTCGCCTTTTGGAAATTTGTTAGTAGTATAATCATAATAACTTTTGATTAGTTCTTCTAGTCTTTCCGATGGTTTTCTTTTGTCGCCTTTATCGTCTTTCCCGTCCTTGCCTTTTTGTTTTAACATCTTTTTAATTATTTCAGGATCAAAGTTTTGTCCCTTATCTGGATGTCCGAGTGGTGCCGCCTCTGCAGGTACTTCTGCAGGTACTTCTGCAGGTACTTCTGTATCTGCTGTATGATCTGCATCGTCTGGTCTACCTAATTGTATTTGGTCCATAACTTCTGGAGCCTTAGCTTCTATCCATTTCATTACAAGTGGTGTTACGTTAATGTCGGAGTCTTTTTGTCCAATTTTACGGAACATTTCTTGTAGTTTTGGATCATCAATAACTCCTGCTAAACTTGAAATAGCATTCGCACCATTAACACCTGCTGGAAAATGATCAGCTACTAATTCGTTAATTTTACTAATTGCTTGATTTTTAGTTTCTTCGTCGCCGTCTAATATTGAATTCTCAGCTTCACCAACAATATAAGAAATAGCTTTTTCATATGCTGATATTGGATCAAATGCTTGTGGATCCATTTCTTCGTCGGTACTATTACCTTGTACTTTATCATTAGCATCTTCAGATGCCCGTTGCATTATCTCTTCAAAGTCAGCTTCAAGTGGCCATGCCTTAGGTCCATCATCAAAATCATGTGAATTTATTCTACCTGGATTGTTTTCGTCGTCTACATAACCTTTAACTGACTTAGGATCAACTGTTACAGTTTTTGATTCTGGATCAATTTGAGCTGTATAAGTTACTCCACCCGGAGATAGTTCTCCATCATCTCCAGTAAATTCCCACTCTACATCACCTTCAATTGTGTTTGAATTATCTTCTAACATCTCTTCTGGACCAAGTTCGTTAACTTTTTTAGAATCATTAATAAGTTTATAAACATAAGGAAATACGCTTTTTAATTCTTCATTAAATGATCTAATAGTTAATTCATCAATCCAACTGTTACTAACATCTTCTGGAACATCTTCTAATACTTCTTGCTTATAATTATCAACAGCATTTTTATAATATGATTCACGTTGTAATTTTAAAACTTCGTTCTTAACAGAAGTTAATCGTTCATTAACAACGTCAACATAACCCTTTAAGCCTTCTGCCATTACTGCACTACGATTCATATAAGTTTTAAATTGACGTAATTTAGAAAGTTCTTCGCTGAGTGAAACGATATGTTTTCCAAATTCATCATAAAGATTTCCACCTTCAGCAACGTGTCGGGCTAATGCTCTCGCACCGTTTAGGTGTCTAAATGGATATTTAAATCTTTCGCCATTATCGCTTTCAATATAAATGCTATGAACGTGTTGCGTTCTTGATCCAGCAATTTCTGGGTTAACTGCTTGTGTGTGTTTAAGTACTAAACGAGCCTTGTCGACATCTTCATAGCTTGTTCGACTCGTTCCGTACATTTTAGATTCACTCATTGTGTTGTCTCCGGAGCTATTTTTAGTTAGGTGTGCATAATCTCGCTTATCAAGATTTGACTTTGTAATATCACGGGTATCAAAATTCATCATATTTTTCTTAGAAAATATTCTTAATTCTTTTAGGAAATCGTACCAGCTAGTTTTAACAGTATCTGATTCATCAGTTATAAATGAATCATTGTAAGTTATTACTACCCCGTCTTCTTCATTAATAGTGATACTTACTTTACCTAGTATTCTTTCGCCTTCTTTAAAATCAAAGTCAAAGTAGCGAGCTGTTTTGGGATCGTCTGTAACGATACCCTCTGCATCACCTATAGTAACTGATGGAAATCGGCCTCTAATCTTAGCAAATAAATTCTCTGATATTTTATCCATTGTGCTCATGTTATTATTTATCTGTATTGCGTCGTAACCATAATAGGCATTGGCGCTACAAAGTCCTCTGGTTGGTCGGAATCAGCTTGGTTAAATGTGTCATATACTCTCGGATCCCATGCTTTTAGTACAGTGATCATTCGCATTGTTAATATAGAAGCCATTACTAAGTCGTCAGTTTCGCCCGGTTTTGCTTTAAAGCTAGAACCAGCCGCAACAAACCCTTTAAGTTCAGTAATTAAAGGTTTACTGTTTATTTTCATTCTATCGTTTTCGATCATAGTCTTAAGTTTAGCACATGCACTTATTTTTGATATATGTGTAGTATTAAATCCTTTACGGAACTTACGAACATGTCCTTTTTTCATCGGTTCACTAACAAACATTCCTGGTATATTCTCTTCACCGAAATCATTAATAACAATAAGGGCGGCTTCGCCTATAGCATTATTTTCTACACTCCAGTAAATATTTTGTCCTGTTGTATTTCCAGTTTCTTGAAGATAAATGCAAATATCCTTCATAATTCTAATTTGTGCAGGGATCGGTGTTGTATTATGCCGCCACTCTGCAATTTGTATGTAAGTAGGTAATTCAATAACTTGAATTGCTGAGTAATCGCCACCAGTACCCATTGCAGGATCTAATGCTACTACATACGTTTTATCTCCTGATGGTTTTCCGTACCAACGAGTTTGACCCATATTAAGTACAGGATCTACTCCCTCTAATGTAGACAATTTAATTGAATTAATTAATGTTTCATCATAAACTAAGAATTCACAACCGTACTCACGCCTAAATCTTTCTTCACCAATACGGCCCACTTCAACTTTTGCCCAATCCTCATCTCTATCTGGATGAGCATCCCATGGAGCAGTATATCCATGAAATCCATTAATTCCTATTGGGTTCTCGTTGCCATTATCGTCAAATTTATTTTGCGATTCTTTCCATATAATTGCAAATGTATCTTCGTCGGAGTTTGGTGTTGATGTAATAATTGCACGACCACCTGTTGCTAGTGTAGGTGACATTGAAGTCCAAAATTCATCAGCAATACTAGGATTAACAAATGCAAACTCATCACAGTATAGTAAAGATATAGACATACCTCTACCAGTATTACCTGTAGTAGTAGCACTTACTAATCTACTACCGTTTTCAAATTCCATTGACCCTTTATTATAATTTGTAACGCCTGCCCGAATAAAGTCTGGACATAATTCATATCCGTAACGAACACGTTGCATAATTTCTTGGGCACCAGCAAATTTATGTGCGGCAATTAATATTGTTTGATCAGGATGGAACATAGCATACCATAAAAGATATGCAGAAGCACAAGTTGTTTTACCACTTTGACGCGGTAACATATTAACATTGAATCGATGATTATGGTAAGCACTTAATAGTTCTTCTTGATATTTAAAAGGTTTGAATAACATTTTACCTTCAACAGGATGTTGAATATACATGAAATTTTGTGCAAAGTGTAAATAACCTGTAACAGGATCCATACAGGCTTTTAAGTGCTTTATTTCGGCTTCACCGAACTTTTCACGTAAGTGAGCTTTTTTAGTTAATACGCCGTCTAAACTTTTTACCATACTAGTATTTATTGGCAAAAATAGGACCCGGAGGTCCTATTTGAGTTTAAAATATTTGGGAGGAAATATTAAAATTAATTTATGATATAACTACGGAAGTACCAGCCGCAACATCTGAACCTGTAACATCAATATTGTTTGGTCCAACTGTTGTGCCTAATCTTCTAATACGTATTTGCATATCTGCCGCTGAAGAATTATTATCCATTACTACATGAATAGTACCAGCCGCTGTATTAGTAACCATATACATTAATGGGCTTAATTCTTTCATAATGTATTCAGCCGCTTCTTCAACTGCATCATCTTCTGCTCTTAAATCTTGTGCAGTATTTGAAGCGTTCTGTATCGTTACTAAATATGCTTTTGCATTATGTCCGTAAAGTGTTCCTGCTGTAACACCTAGTCCGTTTGTTCTTGTAAAGCCTACCATTATTTTTTCCCTTTTTTATCTTTGATGGCTTTTTTCATTGGTTCTTTTTTATCGCCATCTTTGTCCATATCAAGAAAGTCTGGTTTTGTTTTCTTTTCTTCTAACGCTTTCCAAAGTACTTCTTTAATTGAACCTTCTAAACGAGTTAGCTCAGCCCTAATTGCCATTGGATTATCACCACCTGCTACTTTTGGATAAGATTTTTTAGGTCCGTTTAATCCGCCTGCTAAATCTTTAGTCATAAGTTTTGTATCACCATATTTTTCATCAGGTTCGTTAGCGTAGTCTTGTCCTTCTTCAGGACCGTCTGGGTCAGTTAATGAATCTCCAGCCGCCGCACCTACTAATGAACCTAAAGCTCCTCCACCTGTTGCGGCGCCTACTGCGGCTCCGCCAAGTGCGCCAACAATGCCTGAATCTACATCTTGGTCACATGGTGAATCGTCTTTACCTGGAATCCCAGGATCATCAGTGTGAGGTAATTTTAATAATTTAGGCTCACTATCCATATCTGGTTTATCAATTATACTTCTAAATTTTTCCATATCCATTCTTGGATTTGGATCGCTCATGTCTGATGCTGGTGCCGCTTTATCTAGCCCTGCATTCTGCATCATTTTTAAAAGCATGCCAACGTCATCAGCTGTGTCGCCGTTCATCATAATATTCATTGATGCTTGTTCATTCAAATCATTAGCTTTATTTAAGCTATCAATTTTTTTATATATGTCATTCAATTTCATCTATTTGCTCCCTAGAGGACTGGTTGTTCCTGGTTCACCCATATCGTGTTTTTGTTCTTTATCACTCAAGCCATCTGGAACTTGTTTATTTTCACGTTCAGATCTAACTTTTTCAAGATCTTTTAACAAGGCCATTACTCTACCGCCGCCAACTGTGACTTCTGGATTCGGAATAGCTGATTCCATTTCGGAACCTAAGTTAGCAGTATATACTTTATCATACTGTTCGCTATCTTGGTATTCTTCTTGTGGCTCACCTGCTCCCCTTACAATAACATAAGATTCTTGAATGCCGCAGGCTTGTGCAACATATTGTTGTAATACTTGCGGAGTAGTTGGGTAAGTTAGTTCAACGTCATAGTAGTGAACATGTGTATTTTGTAATTGTGGAAAATCTAAAGGTCGTTCGGTAATTGGTGTTCTCTTACCAGCTGACATGTTTGAAACTTTAAACTTTTGTAATGCACTTTCTAGTGTATCAGCACAACCTTCTGGCAAATCGCCAGCTACACCGATTTTAAAGGTGTACGTTTTTTGTGCTTCATTTAAATGTTCGACAAATGTTTTACTCATGACTTTGTTTCCTTGTTATACTGTTATTTATCCATGTGCTTGAGTTTTTCTAGCAGACTATTGCGATCTGTAACTACATACCCTTCGCCGTTTACTATATTAGCATCATCTATGTGACTTTCTTTATCCATTTTTTCTTTTTTAAGCTGTAATTCTACCATCTTTAGCTTTTTATCAAGTTTTGCATTCTTAGCGTCTAAGTTAGTTTTAAGCATTTGGCCTGCAACTTCAAACACACGCCCTGAATATCGTGCTTCAACGTTCATACCTAGATCCATTAAATCTTCGTATGCCTGCATAGACTTATCAGAAACTTCATTTAGTTCCTTATCAGCTAGTTCTCCTAGACCCTTTACCTGAGGTAAAGCCGCTGTAATTTTGTCAAATTCAGCTATTTCGCGAAATGTTTCTTTTTGTTCTCGCTTCGCTTCTAGTTTAGCTTTATTGTTATCTGCATCGATAATTTCTCTTGATTCAGGTAAGTTTAAAAGCTCTTCTAACTTCTTAGTCATTTCTTTCCTTATAATTTTTTACAGCTGATTTAATTGCATCTTCGGCTAAAACTGAACAATGAATTTTAACTGGGGGTAATGCTAATTCTTCAGCTATGTCCATATTTTTAATTTCTTCTGCTTGGTCTAAAGTTTTACCTTTTAACCATTCAGTTACTAAACTTGAACTTGCAATAGCTGAACCACACCCAAATGTTTTAAATTTTGCATCTACTATTGTTTCTTTGTCTACTTTAATTTGTAACTTCATAACATCACCACATGCTGGTGCTCCAACCATTCCAGTTCCAACTGTTGGATCTTCTTTATCAAACGTACCTACATTTCGCGGATTCTCGTAATGGTCTAAAACTTTTTCACTATAAGGCATAATACTCTCTTTTCTAAAATATACTGCTATATTTACCTAATCTTTATCATCCTTACTTTGTTTTGACATCCACTCATTATACAAATCAAATAATGTACGGACTTTTTCGCGTAATACTTCTATTGATGAGTGCATTTTAGCTAGGACTATTACCAAGCCAACGAATCCTAAAAATATGGGCCATAAGCTCGCCAATAGATTCAACGAGTCTGCTGTAGTTACATCGGTCATTTCCTTTTTCCTCCGTGGTATATGTCATGTTCATTGATGACTCTAAATAAAATTTTTCTTTGTTTAGACCAAGCCCTTGCGGCTTCCCACTTTGCAAGATTCTGTACATATTGAGCCTGGCGATATTTGTTTCTGCCAATACTCTCTTTCTTCATCTGGTTTTCAGGTTTAACTTCTATTAATTCAACATGCTCTTTGCCCTTTGCATCTGTATATTGAATCATAAAGTCTGGAACATAGACCGTTAGTTTACCTGTCAACGGATTCCTATAAGGAATTTTAACTGATTCACTAGCCCATTTAG